TTCTATCTTGTCGTCCTCATCGTGTGTTTTACCCTGGATTACAAAATGCATGGGTTGAAAAGGAAATTCCGAATTGCTTCCAGAAACTGTATCTTTTGTCTGCACAGAGTTTCTCTTCTCCAGCTTTTTTATGGTTTCTTTCGTTTCTTTAATCAGTTTTACTGCATCTGTGTACTGTTCCAATAAGTCTCTATTCACTTCGGTATTCCTCCTGTTTCTTATTCCTCGTCGGCACCATGGAGCATCAGATATAGTTTTGTGTATCCGGGAGAGGTGTATTGCCCGTTTTCCAGCTGTAATTGTACCACATAGGGATATAATTTTATAACAGTTGCTGTATGGTATATGATTCGTGTGCTGTTTCCATCATCTCTTACCCGCGCTTTTAATTTAATCTTTCTGCCTGGGCGGACTTTGAACGTTCTTTTGAGCGTCTTTCTTATGTCTCCCATTCTCATGAGAGGGATGTTGCTTTTGTCGTAATTCATTTTTCTCCTTCCTGACCGATTCGGTCACTTTTTGTTCGTAGAATCTGTATTCCTTGCAATTCGTTCCGGCTGTAACATTTTTGTCTTTGATGATGTGCAATGTTCATCTATTCATCCTCCAGATAGTTTTTCCCAAATATTTCCGTGAATTTATCCCTGCTGCCACACTTCTTCTCAAATGTTCTCTGACCGATCCGCTGCAGGGTAATCCTGACTTCTTTATTTCGGTGTGCTGATATCTCTGAGGTCCTGTGGCATTCTGGGCAAAGATATACGGTCAAGCCATATTGCTCGGAGTATTTGCGGTTTGCACTGCCATAGATATGATGGCGTTCTGTATAACCTGTTTTTCCGCAAATGAAGCACTGATTTTTCATATCTCTGTCTATAATGCTTTTGTGGTGCTTCTTCCGTTTTTTTCTGGCGGGTTCTTTAGGAAATAATAATCCTCTCTGTTTCATCTGGTATACCTCCTTGCTTCTCTGAGCAGATAATTCCTGTTCTGAATATTCCGGTTAAAGTCTTCTACTGTTCTGGTGGCTTCCTGCTTCTTTAGGGCTGTCAGACCTCCCCATGGCTTGCCGATAAAAACATGGTAGTCCAGGCTGGTGTAGATTAAACAGTCCGGAGGATTCCATCCTATGGTTTTTCGGAATAGTTTCTTTTTCTGTCTTTTATTCATTTCCTGTCTCCTTTCTTATATCCCAGCAAGTGGAGACGGACGGTATCAAATTCCTGAAGCAATGCGATATCCTTTACTCTGCTTAGTTTCCGATCAACTCTGTGCATTTCGTACTTCCTGAAGATTAAATCTCCGGAGGTCCTTGCATTGTTCGCCTGTGCTTTTGAGCAGTTTAAACCTTCCACTACTTCTGCAAATGTTGCATTGTCAATCACCAGATTGCCTGATCTGTCTGTTACATCGTATAAAAATGGGATCATTTCCGCCCTCCTCTCAGTGTCCGGCCAGAAATGTATTCATCATCCTTGTTTTCCATTCTGTAGCTTCTTTGGTTTTCCATTTTGCACACCAGTCGTCATCTTCTACCATGCGTCCAATGCGATCGCAGAAACCATTATCATTCTCTTTACAGGTTTCGCATATCTGTTCCTCTCTGCTCATATT